AATCGAAATATTGATATCAGTAGATTACCCCTGGACGTTCAAAAAGAATATCTTAAACTAAAAGTTAAACGTAGTGAAAAAGAAGTTCAGTTAAAAGCAAAGAATGATTTCATATCCTTTGTAAAATGTATGTGGCCAGATTTTATTGAAGGCGCTCATCATAGACACATAGCAGAAAAATTTAATAAATTAGCAAACGGTGAAATAAATCGTTTGATCATTAATATGCCACCAAGACATACTAAATCTGAGTTTGCATCTTACTTACTACCCGCGTGGATGGTGGGCCGTGATCCAAAGCTCAAGATCATTCAAGCAACGCACACGGGCGAACTTGCAGTAAGGTTTGGCAGAAAATCTAAAAACTTAATTGATAGTGATCCTTATAAAAAAATATTCTCTACAACATTACAAGAAGATTCGAAAGCAGCTGGTCGTTGGGAGACAGCTCAAGGGGGCGAATACTTTGCAGCTGGTGTAGGTGGAGCTATTACAGGACGAGGCGCGGATCTATTAATCATAGATGACCCGCACTCAGAACAAGACGCACAATCCAAAACAGCTTTAGAACTTGCTTACGAATGGTACACATCAGGACCAAGGCAACGTTTGCAACCAGGTGGCAAGATTGTTTTAGTTATGACACGTTGGTCACAAAAAGATTTAACAGGATTACTTTTAGCAAATCAGAAAGAAGTAAAATCTGACCAGTGGCACGTGGTCGAGTTTCCGGCGATCATGGACCACGGATCACCTGTCTGGCCTGAGTATTGGAAGTTAGATGAGTTAGAGAAAGTTAAAGCAACTCTTCCTGTTGCAAAGTGGAACGCACAGTGGATGCAGAAACCCACATCAGAAGAAGGAGCTATTTTAAAACGTGAGTGGTGGCGAACCTGGAAGCATGATTACATCCCACAGATTTATCACGTCATACAATCTTACGATACGGCGTTTATGAAGAAAACGTCAGCTGATTATTCTGCGATTACGACATGGGGAATATTTTACCCGGACCAAGATTCAGGAGCCAATCTTATGTTGTTAGATGCTGTTAAGGGACGGTATGAGTTTCCAGAGCTTAGACGTTTAGCTTTAGAACAATATAAATACTGGCAACCTGAAACGGTGATTGTGGAGTCTAAAGCATCAGGACTGCCTTTAACTTATGAACTTAGAAAGATGGATATTCCTGTTGTTAACTTTACACCGAGCAAAGGAAATGATAAACACGTCAGAGTAAATGCATGTGCACCTCTTTTCGAATCAGGTATGATCTGGGCGCCAGAACAAAAATTTGCAGAAGAGGTTATCGAAGAGTGTGCTGCATTCCCTTATGGAGATCATGATGACTTGGTTGACTCGACGACTCAAGCGATTATGAGATTTAGACAAGGTGGTCTTGTTATGCACCCTGAAGACTACGATGATGAAAAAGACAAACAAATGAAACCAGTAAGGAAATACTATTGAAAAAGCTCACAACAACTATACCTCCTTTAAGAGGACCAAATTCACAGGGCTTGAATATTCCCTTAAAACAAGTTAAGACTGTAAGATTGGAGAAAACAAATGGCAGAAATCGACAAAACGCTTCCAAACGAAGTAAGAACAGAAATTAAAGTTCCGTCTGAAGAGGTTACAGAAAAAGAGGAGATCTTAACAGAGAAACCTCCTATAGAAGTTACCCCTGAAGAAGATGGTGGTGCAACTATTGACTTTGAACCAGGAGCCGTGAACATACCTGGTACTGAATCACATTTTGATAATTTAGCAGATATTTTACCAACAGATGTTTTGAACCCTTTAGGTTCAGAATTAAAAAATAATTACATCGATTACAAGATGTCTAGAAAAGATTGGGAGAAAAGTTATACCGATGGACTTGACTTATTAGGTTTCAAATATGAAAATAGAACGGAACCGTTTCAAGGTGCTTCAGGTGCAACGCATCCAGTGTTGGCAGAGGCTGTTACACAGTTCCAAGCCACAGCTTACAAAGAGTTATTACCAGCAGACGGTCCAGTAAGAACACAAGTTTTAGGTGTTAAGACACCTCTTAAAGATCAACAATCTAAAAGAGTAAAAGATTTCATGAATTATTTAATCATGGATCAAATGAAAGAATATGAACCAGAGTTTGATTCTATGTTATTTCATTTACCTCTTGCAGGTTCGACATTTAAAAAAGTTTACTACGATGATTTATTAGGCAGAGCAGTTTCTAAATTTGTTCCTGCTGATGATTTAATTGTACCTTACACAGCGAATAGTTTAGACGATGCAGAATCTATTATTCACGTTATAAAGATTTCTGAAAATGATTTAAGAAAACAACAAGTGGCAGGATTTTATTCTGATGTAGAATTAACTCCTCCAGGTATGATTGTTAATGATGAAGTTTCAAAAAAGGAAAGAGAATTAGAAGGCACTAAAAAATCTGGAAAACAAATTCCTATGTACACACTTCTTGAGTGTCACGTAGATCTAGATTTGGAAGGCTTCGAAGATCTTGGTCCAGATGGTGAAACAACTGGAATCAAGCTACCTTACATCGTAACTGTTGAAGAAGGTAGTGGAACGGTTCTTTCGATAAGAAGGAACTATGCGCCCAATGATCCAAAGAAACAAAGAGTCCAATACTTTGTCCACTTCAAATTTCTGCCAGGACTAGGATTCTATGGCTTTGGATTAATACACATGATTGGCGGATTGAGTCGAACGGCAACGGTCGCTCTCCGCCAATTATTAGATGCAGGAACGTTATCTAATTTACCTGCAGGGTTTAAACAAAGAGGTGTTAGAGTTAGAGATGAAGCATCACCAATACAACCAGGTGAGTTTAAAGATGTTGATGCACCAGGTGGTAATTTACGTGAAGCATTCTTCCCTCTACCTTACAAAGAACCATCACAAACATTATTACAATTAATGGGTATTGTAGTTCAGGCTGGTCAAAGGTTCGCGGCTATATCTGAATTGCAAGTGGGTGAAGGTACACAGAACGCAGCTGTTGGAACAACGATTGCTCTTTTAGAGAGAGGATCAAAAGTTATGTCTGCAATACATAAAAGATTATACACTTCGATGAGAAATGAATTTAAATTATTATCTAAAATAATTTCAACTTATCTACCACCAGAATATCCATATGACGTGGTCGGTGGTGCACGGATCATTAAACAAGCAGACTTTGACGAGAGAATAGATATTTTACCTGTGGCTGATCCAAATATTTTCTCTATGTCACAACGTGTAACGCTAGCACAAACACAATTACAACTCGCTACATCACAACCACAATTACATAATTTATATTCTGCTTACAGAAATATGTATGAAGCGATTGGTGTTAAAAATATTGATAGTATTTTACCACCACCTATGCCTGTTCAACCGATTGATCCAAGTCAGGAACACATTATGGCTTTAGCAGGTAAACCATTCCAAGCTTTTCCAGGTCAAGATCATAGAGCACACATCACAGCACACTTAAATTTCATGTCTACAAACATGGTTAGAAATAATCCTGCTGTTATGGCTGCTATACAAAAGAATATTTTAGAACATATTAGTTTAATGGCTCAAGAACAGATACAATTAGAGTTTAGAGAGCAGTTACAACAGATACAAATGATGCAACAACAAGCTCCTGTTAACCCTCAGATAGCACAACAACTACAAATGCTAACACAACAAGTAGAATCAAGAAAATCTGTGCTGATCGCAGAAATGACACAAGATTTTATGATGGAAGAAAAGAAAATTACCTCTCAATTTGACTCTGATCCACTTTTAAAACTAAAAGCAAGAGAAGTTGATCTACGTGCTATGGAAAATGAGCGTAAAAAAGAAGCTGATTTAAGAAAATCAGAGCTTGATAGAGCTAAATTAATGCAAGCAAGAGAAATTGCAGAGGATAAAATGGATCAAAACGAAAAATTATCAAAATTAAGAGCTGGAGTATCACTTGCAAAGGCTGATAAACCAGGTATAACTGCAATAGAGATCGAAGAGTAATAAAATAGGAGTAAAAATGCAAAAACTAGATAAAATTAAGCCAGTTAAAGTAGGCGAACAGCAAGTTGAAATAGATCCTAGATCTAAAACAACAGCTGACGGTGCTTTTAACTATATTGGTACAGGAAAACCTGAATTACCAGTAGGCGGACAAAAAAGAATGCTGGCTGAAAAGAAAAGAAAATCAAAGGCTTACTAATGGCTTGGTTCAGTTTAGCAAAAATCGCTTTGCAGGCTGGCAGTAAAATTTATTCTAACCGCCAGAAGACAAAGATGGCTATGTCTGATGCACAATTAATGCATGCAGAAAAAATGGCTAGAGGCGAAGAGGCTTACCAAGGCAAATTGTTGGAAGCTAGACAATCTGACTGGAAAGACGAATTTGTGTTGGTAATTTTAAGTGCTCCGATTGTAGTGCTTGCTTGGGCGGTCATAAGCGACGATCCGCAGGCTATGGAAAAGGTAAAACTTTTCTTTGAATACTTCTCGACGCTCCCTTCATGGTTCACAAACTTGTGGATACTTGTAGTCGCGAGTATTTTTGGTATAAAAGGTACACAAATATTTAGAAACGGAGGCAAAAAATAATGGCAAATAAAATATATAACAAACAAGTTCCTGGTTTTAAATCAGGAGGTAGAGTTGGTTTAAAAGATGGTTCTTTAAAACCAGTTGATAAAAGTAAAAACCCAGGTCTAGCTAAGTTACCAATCGAAGTAAGAAACAAAATGGGTTATGCTAAAAAAGGTGGCAGAGTAGGTTATTTTTTAGGTAAGATAGTTAAGAAGAAAAAACCAGAAACAAAAAAAGAAAATTCTATTAAAGAAAAAATTTTACCTAGTAAGAAAAAGAAAAGACTAGAAGAACTTAAGGAGATGTTAAAGTAATGGCTAAACTTTGTCCTAGAGGAAAAGCAGCAGCAAAACGTAAGTTTAAGGTCTACCCTTCAGCTTATGCTAATATGTATGCATCTGCAGTTTGCTCTGGGAAAATTACACCTGGTGGTAAAAAAGGAAGTCGTAAGAAAGCCATGGGTGGCGGTATGATGACCGATAGACCAATGTACGGATCAGGTGGCGGCGTTAGAAAAATTGCAAAAGGATGCGGCGCTGTTATGAGAAGAAAAAAAACATTATACATCTAATGGCTAAAAAAGGACTACGAGCATGGGTAAAGGAAAATTGGGTCGATATTGCGAACAAGCGAAAAGATGGCTCATACCCGAAGTGTGGTCGAAGTGGTGGAGAAAAAAGAAAAAATTATCCAAAATGCGTGCCTATTGCAAAAGCAAGAGCGATGTCCAAAGGGCAACGTGCGGGTGCCGTAAGAAGAAAACAAGCTAAAGCAAACGTAGGACCAACTCCAGATAGAGCTGCAACATTTGCACCTAAAAGAAAAAGAATGGGTATGGGTGGTTTAGTATGAGAACAGACTACGTAATTAGAGAAAAATTTTCAAATGGTGGTATGCCACCTAGAAATAAAAAAAATTTCAGACCTACAAAGTCTGGAGCAGGCAT